CTATCTGTTTTTTAAATTTTTACTTTGAGTATCATTTTCCTTTTTGGGTATATTTTGTATACTCAAAACCGGTATTCCGGCGATGGTTTTCCGCCTCATTTCGTTCGATACATGCTGGTAATGATCCATTAAAGTCTTCGGGCTGGATCCGACAATTTCTGCCAGGGTTTTGATGTCATCGCCTCTCTCCAGTGCGTCTGTTACGAATTTGTGCCGCATGTCATATGGCCGGATCCGCCTGGTGATGCCGGCTCGATCCAGGGCGCCCGCCCAGGACTTCTGAATCTTCTTTATTCCCCGGCCGTGGTAATGAATGATTGGTTTGCTGGGATGACGGTTCAGTTCTTTCTTGATCAGCCTTTTTTCTTCTTTGCTGAGTTCACCCGTATCGATGTTTTCGCAAAAGATCCAGGCTTCTTCTCTTTTGGCGTTCTCAGGGAGCCCCAGGCGCTTCAGGAGGTCCTTCAGTTCTTTTCCCATTGGTTCTGTATGCGTGTCATCCTGGTACCAGGTCCAGAGAATATCAATGAAGTCCGGATGCAAAGGAACCTGGCGCTGTCTGACGCCGCCCTTTTCAGCCGATCGGATTAAAATGGTCTCAGATTCCCAATGCACATCTGGCCAGGATAACCTTAACAACTCGACCGCCCCTGGCCGTAACCCTGTATAATACGATAGCATGAGTGCTCGTTTTAAATGCGGTGAGGCGTGCTGCAAAATTGCGGACGTTTCTTCCTGGGACGGTGGAATAATAATCTCGTCATCTGTTTGAGGCTTAACGTAGTCTCGGATCGGGTTGTAAGGGATCATGGTCGGACGTCTCTTGGCGGCGAAATTAAGGATAGCCTTGATGTCGGTCAGTTCTCTCCGGATCGTGCTGTCCTTGACGCCATCACGGCGTCTCTGGGCGACGTAATGGTCCAGGTCCTGGTCAGTGATTCGGAATGCTTTTATGTGCCCGAGGATCGGCAGAATGTTTGCGTGAAGGCGAATTTTAACGTGCTTGCGAGAATTGTCATTAAAATTCTTCGATTCAATATATACGTCGGCACAATCAGAAAAATCCGGCCCACTGTGCTGCCTGTTTGGCGGCCGGCGCTTACGGAGGCCCAGTTCTTTATCCCGAGCCCGGGCGTTCGCCTCCGCCGCCGGTCCGCGCCCGAAGTACTCACGTTTTATTTTTTCGTCGCGGCGGTAATAAACTTGCCAGCGTCCGTCTGGGAGTTGTTGGATTGCCATTGTTTATTTTGTTTATTGTACTTGTTATTTTTGAATAAAAATTTTGAAACCTCAAATCAAAATGGTCCTAAAAACTCAGAGTTAGGAGTTTCTGGCAAGGTTCGATACCATTCTTGCTCAAGTTTATCTGATAATTCAAGACGGGGACAAAGGTTATTAGGATCCCTTCCCCTGAGTATGTTCTTTAAATGACGTATCGTTTTGAAGAAATAGTACAATTGATCAGATATTTCCTTTTTACACTGAGCATTATTACAAGAATCAATTTGAGTCATTATAGTCTTTGTTAACTTAGCATAAGTAAAACCAATGCTCTCAATCGTATTAATAAGATCAGGGGGAAGATTAGATGGGTGAAAACCTGCACTCAAAACTTTTGATAAATATTCAGCCGGAAGTATTTCAGATGGGTTTCTCAATAATTTCTGATTAAGTCTTGTGAGCTCGAGTATTTCTTCTAAAATCTTTTCAGATCGAGAGTCTGGAACCGATAATTTCGCACCTTGCTGCCGCCCCTGATCTTGAAGCTCATCTCCTAAAGAATCTAATCCCTCTTCTAATATGGGCCACCAAACATCAAAGGATTTGTCTAGACGGGAGTCATCGATGCTCTCATCAACACATGCTGTATTCATCGTTTTAATTAGCTTAAATACGTCTTCTTTTTCATATATTGTCGATTGAAATTGGAGTATTGGGCCTTCTACTTCCGATCTTTTGATATTAAACAAAAAGGGGCACACATTGCTCTTATTAATGCTTTTACTCAAAGCTCCAGCCTCAAAATTTACCCAAGGAGCGCTAAGATTATCTTTTGTAACACAAATAATCCCAAACGAGGATTCATCAAGTTCGCCAGCAATATCAGTCGACCACCTGGCTCCTTTATCAATGTCTTCGGAAGATACATATGGAACAATACTTTGAATGACAGATGGTAACCAATCTCTGAAAACCTTGGCTACTTTATGACTTGTTTCACCAGACCAGCTAATAAAAACTTTCATGATATATAATCCTAACAAATTAAAAGTTATGCGCCCTTTTGTCCTCGTTGGCATATGCCAGAAATAATCCCAATATATTTTACCGTCGATGGCTTTGTTGGGTTAGTTTCTTCCTGAGTAGGCGCCCTCGACGTCCTCATCACAAGAGACCATTCGGTGTTAGTTAATCGGGTAGGTACCACTCAACGAGTTCTTTCATGTGATCGGGAGCAGAACCAATGGAATCTCGGAAAACAATATTTTTTTCACTGACCGATTCAACATACTCGCTGACTTCTTGTACGCACTCCGATGGAAACCCGTATCGCATGAGTAGAATGTGCCGGGGGTTGTTCGTTCCATATCGAAGCAGTTCGATCATTCTGTTCGCACGCTCATCATCAGTCTGCTCGCCATATATCTTAAAAGCTGCGACAAAGACATCTGAGAGGCAGAAAGAGATAACCTGATCAAGATAGTCATATGTATCAAACATCACTGCATCGTAACTGACTTCCTGAGCAAGAGTTCCGGTGGTGAACAGGGGAAATACCTTTACCATCGTCTTGTTTGGCAGTTTGCTGGCCGCCTGCGTAAACTGAGCTTTTCCCTGTCTTTCAGAATCTCTTTTCGATACGTAGCTATACCTGATTCCAACGATTTCTTTAAACGACCGGCCTTGGATCGCATGAAGAAAGATCTGAATAGCTTGACTGAATACGGCAGATTCACCTTCAACAAGTTTACGCCCCAGGGATGCCTCGTAGATTGTCTGGAATTTGTCGAGCACGCTCTTTCTCACGTGTTGTTTGTTTTGCCCTCCTATGCTTGCCCTGATGTCAACCGGGTCAAAAAAAATACTGTCTAACAGTTGTTGTGCACTCTGGAGAACACTTGCGGTCGATAGACGCTCAACCTTCGAGAGGGGCAAATTCTTGTCCTCGTCAAACGTGTTATCACGGAGAGATTGCAGAAACTCATCAGTATCACTTTCATTTGTATAATCGCCACTCTCAATTGTGGATTCTTCATTGAGCTCGAACGACTCATTCATTCGGTTGATGAAGAGCTTAGGGCTTGTGGTATATACATACCCAAAGTCAAAACGGGTCTCGCTCGTAAGTCTACCGGCACGACCAATCAAGTTTTTGAATGCCAAGGCTCGCTCCTTCTCACTGCCCGGTAATCGGGAACTCTTGAGCCATACCACGTCAAAAGGCATATTCACCCCTTGAGCTAAAGTGCTTGTAGCAAAGCAAAGAACGGCATTTCCTCCGCGAATGAAGGCCTCAACAAGAAAGCGAACTTCAAGAGGAACAGATCCATGGTGGATGACGACGCCTTTCCGTAGAAGGGCTATCATGTCGGATCGGTGTTCGTTTTCATTTGCTCCGATAATGTCAATGATTCTGTCGATGATCTGGAGAGCCTCTTGGTTCTTAATCGAACGCAACTTTTTAATGTAGTCGGCGAAGTCATCAAGATATGATCCGTTATAGATGGAAGTTTTAGATACGTAGACCAAGGTTGAGTGCTTAGGGGTAAGGCAAAAGGTCGGAAAATCATGCTCAAATGGTATACAGTGTCTAAGGAGGTGTCCATCGGCCAAATGCGGTGAGAAGCAGTAATCTCGCCCGTTAGTGTGTCTGAAGATACAAATTCTACCGACAGCTCCGTGGCTATATGAATGTGCGTATCCATGAGTACTGTTAATTTTATGTTTATTGAATTGAGCCTCGGGATTACTAACAAAGGGGTGAGCAAAGATTAACTTGGCCTTAGGGAAGTGCCTTATGATCCGTCGCACTGCGACATCAAAGATTAGCCCCCGATCATTGTCTTCCGCTATCTGTGCTTCGTCCAGGAAGAAAGTACCTAAAGAGAGCAACTCATGGGATAGTCTAAATAGATCTTTGGTTCTTTCGGGGGTAAGGACAAAAATCCGACGAGGTGATCGAGCAGTGAAAACCCGGTCGACGAATGAACATATCATGACTTTTTTGTCTTCGCGGAAGCGCTCTTTGAAAATCCCCACATACTCCGCGATCAAAGCTCGCGACGGCACAATAACGACGGCATCGCGATGGTCTTGTGCTATGAATTCACGAACTGAATAGGATTTCCCAGAACTGGTTGGAGCAGAAATCGACACGTACTGAAGACTGTCAATAGACCGCCAGATGCTTGCCTGTACCGGCGTCAGACATGCCCCGAAGTCTCTCTCATGGGTTCGTCTAAAACCAGACATCAGGAAGGAATAGAGACTGGCGTCTTCTTGCACTTTGTGAAACAGTCCCAGCGCTGTTAAAACTTGCCTCTCAACTCTCTCGAATTCGTCGCTGTGGTGCAATTTGTAATAGGTGAGCGATTCAAGGACGGTCGGTGAGACTGGACCCTCCCGATGTAATCGCCCCATAAGGTCTGCCAATTCCTCTTGGACGGTGTCACTGTTGAATATTTCCCTAATTGTCATGGCTGACTCCCACAACGATAACTGCATGAGAGTTATTGATTCGCTCATACTCTTGAGCTCGTTTAACTGCATTGCGGAAAACGTAGAGAGGCCGTTGTGCCTCTAGTGAAAACGCTATGACGACCCCCCAAATATCATTGTCAAGATCAGCCATACCTTCAGAGGCAAGGAGATTGAGGTGAGGGGTGTCCCGAAGATGCTTCTCTTCTTGAAAAAATTGGTCTGCCTGCTCTGCAGCCTTTCTGTAAGGGTTGAAGTTTGAAGAGTACTTCGCTTCCCCGAAGTGGATGACGTTAGCGGAGCATATGGTGTGAAAATCGAAACCCTCGTTTCCGCTGACCTGTGCCTTCCAAAGTTCTGATATCGGAAGCGCTGTGTGTGAAAAAACGACTTCCAGGGCCTTCGACGCTCCCATAGAAACCATCAACTCTCCGAACTCGCATCCCACGTTGTCCTTGGACGCTGCATTCCGAAATAGAGATGAGAGACGAATTGCGGTTTCTGTTACAGTTTGTCGGTATGCACGTTGCGATCTTGGGTCCAAGTCCATAATCCAAGATGTGTCCAGCACATCGGCTGCTAAGTGCTTCGCCATCTGTTCGACGTCTGATACATTAACGTGGCAAATAAGGATGTGCGATTGCCCATGGTCTCCCTCGACCTCGGACATTTCACACCCCAGCTCTGCTACTGACTGGATTGCCAAAAATTTGTATCCGTTACACATGTTCTTTCATCTCAGGGTGGCTAGGCGCTTTTTCACTACACATGTCGCGATCTTGAGACAGTCCCCTGTCAGATTTGACATTCACGTATGGGATATTCATCTTTTCGTGAAGCCCAACGGCCTACATCACCAGCGGCCCACCCAAGCTTGCCGCGCCAGCGCCACTGTGCTTCTCGCCGTCTTGTGAATGCGATGGTTATGTGATTTTCTTGTTTTCATTGTGGTTTATCCCATCAGTATTTTCTAAGCCAAGACTTGATAGCTTCATAGTCCTTCAAATCAAGTTGGTTCTCAAAAGCCTTCGCCTCCTTAATTGCATCTGGAGAGAAAAAGCTGGTTGTAACAATAAGACTTTTTGTCGCATGTTTGATGTGATGAACACCGGTGACTTCACGAATAATGCCCACCCCAACTTTATTTTCTGGGGAATATTTCTTACACTCAACCAATGTGAGGTATTCACAGACAGCATTGCGAATATATGCAATAATATCTGAACCTCCGTCGCGGGTTGCTTGAGTTAGTTCAACTTCGAAACCAATGTCCTCTAAAATACTTGCGATAAGCTCTTCGAATTTGCGAGGTATGAGATCATACAGGACCTCTGGATGTTTCTTCAGGTATCGCTTTAGTTCAGTATTTATATCCGTAACTAGTATCGAGCCGTTGGATTCGCTCTCAGTTGGTTCCGCTGCTGTAAAAAGTGGCTCTTCTGCTTGGTCAGTTTGCTCCATGCGCTCCATCGTAGAAACGAGTTCAGCTTCCGCATCATCGCGAGCCTCAATAGAGACCTCACCTTCAATCCAGCGGTACCGACCATCTTCGTGTCGAGCCAGAATGGCATAACCCCAGTCTTTATCGGTTTTATCAAAAGAGAGAGTCCCGATGATATTTCGATTAGAATCTGCATACCATCCGTTCTCTTGTATGAAAATATTGATCATCGGACCCCTTGCAGGATCAAATGAATCAAATTCTTTAAGACTAATTGAGTCGATTGCCATTTAAGGTCTCTATACCCGACACATAACGTTTCAAGCCAATAGCAGCCAGGGGTACCATTGACTTGGTTAATGCTCTTGGATGTTCGATCCCCCCAATTTTGGAAAACCAAGTGCCCTGACTGTCCTTTGAGCTTCGTTAACCTTTTTTTTGATTCATCAACGTAGATAATGCTTTAGAAAGCTCGGCTTCATCTTTTAGCGCTTGAGATAACCGCTCAGACAACTCTCCAAGAACAATTCGTACGCTGCTTGCCAACTCGAGACAATCTTCATCGGAAAGAGCATGTACTCCCTCACTAAGCGCTCTGTGTAAAAGTAAAATCGGACTGTGCCCGTTAATTAGTAAGCTCTCAGGAATTACATCTTTAGCCATATCCAAGGCTTTGCTAAATTGCGTCTCTGAAACCGCTGCCTTTAGCGTTTCAATTTTTTCTTGTGAAGCACCAATTTTTTCAGAAACTTTGATAATTTCTTCTAATATTCTGTTTTTTTGATTTTCTACTACTCTACGATAGTAAACAAATGCACCAATCCCTAACCCTTGGTTTTCACATCTCCTTTCTTTTAAAAACGAGTCTCGATCTGGGCCTATCAATTTGATTAACCTGGCAGGAGTCGGCGGCCCGAATGTTGGCCTTTCCCCAAATTTAAGAAGTACCCCAACAGGTTGTCCTTCTTTATATAAACGAGCAGCAAGAGCATATATCTTCTGATATTCCTGGCAGTTGGAGCATCTATACGTGACGTAAATATTACGATAGCTTGTAGAAAGCTGTACTTCCTTACTTGAAATACACCTAAAAAACCTAATCCCATTACACACGTCGCTTGGGCAATGCAGTTGAATATCCGGCGTATTCAATATGTCCTGCAAAGAGCCAGTTATTAATTTGTATTTAGAAAGATCAGAAATATAGGATAAACTATTTGGTGGAGTACTCTCAAGAAAGTCCGACAGAGTTTTAACTTCTAAATCTTCAGTTACATCTTGTCCATTTTCTTCTGACATTTATACTCCCTTCCTCAATCATTCTTCGGTAAAAACTTGAAGCCGTCATTTTTTTTAACAGCATCTATAAAAGTGCTTTCATCAACAATTCTGATTTCCCCAGTATTTTCTCGTTGCTTAATGGCTTTTTCAATTTTTCTGCCATATGTAGAATAAACCCAGGCTGGTGAACTTTGACCTCCAATAACCAAATAATCCAATCCTCCACTAACGCTGTCAGAACAAGAACCGCCCAGTTCGGAAACGATATTATGTAAATCTTTCCTTTTTCCGGTTATGGCCGGGCCGGTAAAACAAAAAACTTTGTGTTTAAATACGACTTCTACTTTATCACAAATCGAAGAGATCGGATTAAAGACGGGGCTGTCATTCATCAACCATGGCAATTCATATTCGTCGTCATGAATTTGGGGCGTATTGACAACAACTTCATTAAAGTCGTTGAAAAAGGTTCGTAGTAATTCTGCTTCGGCGTCATCAATTATTCCGTCTTCAAGGATTTTGCTGATAAGACTGCCTAGCTCAGAGAACGGCCATATATCGGAAAACCTTTCATAGTCCCGCAGCCAGTCTTTTAGCCCTTCGATCTCGTCTTGTTTAATAAGATTATCGATATCGATTCCTGACAAAACACCGTGTAAGCGCCTGACAGCTTGTGTAGCATTTTTAAGAAATGGATTATAATTAATAAAATCCGAACACCAATCGAGGAAGTCTTCTTTCTCCTGTTCATCAATAATTTGATCTTCGAGTATCTTCTGAATCTCAGCGTAAACGCTTTTAAATGGCTCCATGCATATCAGACATTCATGACTTTCCAGCCAATTGTTTAAAGCCGTGATTTCACCGCTTTCCATTTCGCAATCAATAGCGATTCCTTCAATGATTCCAAGTAACCTTTCTATTGATTTTCGGACATAACGAACATTTGCGCTTTCAGATGCTTTATAAGCCATGATTCAGTGCCTTATGGTTTTGTGTTGGACGATCGTGATTCTTTATATCCCCTCTTTCAATATTCGTCTTGTCCGGTGCTTCGATACCCAGTTTGACAGCGTCCCCTTTGATTTTTACAACTGTTACTTTGATGTCTTCACCGATGATGATGACCTCGTCTACCTTCCGTGTAAGGACAAGCATTTTCAACCCTCCATGGTTTTTGAGTTATAAATTCTCTGTTATGGACTGTTACCGTGTTTACGCTACTTTTTGTTCTGTAGAAGATTTTGGAATAAAGGCTCGCAAAATCACTGTTTCATTGTCAGGCGGGATTGCATAGCCGACACGATCCCCCCACGTCACCGGGTGTTTGAAGTATATAGGTTGAATTATCCCGGTTTTCATTGCCAGGCGCGCACGCGCCCAGACGCCGTCAAAGCCATATTCTGGTAAGACATACATCAATTCGTCAACAGTGAGACCGACCATTAAGCTACTTGGGATCGGCTCTTTATAATCACCACAGGTCCTGAAATCCAGTATTAGGCCATTTTTATCAATCGTTTTCTCTGCGAATCCGTCCACCCACCCATCATACCAGCAATGCCCCGACAACTCCTCCCAAGGGGTCAGACGGGGCGCTGTCAGCCCCCACTGTTGTTCTTGATTGCTTTTTGGGTGTTTGATTTAATTTTTTTATGTTTAATTTTTACAAAATCAAAAATATCTTCATAACCTTCCGGGCAGTGTTTCTCTATATCCTTTAGCTTGCTGCAGAGTTCACGGGCTTTTTCCGGATCTATGAAACTGTTAAATAGTTTTTGCTCTTCGAGCTCGCGAAAATCAAATACTTGTCCGTTTTCGCCTTCGGCCAAGTCTTGGCCCAGCTTTATTGTGTCAACATAAGTGGTTCCTAAAATTTCAGCTATTTTTATTTTCTTTTTATCAGAGTAATTACGGCCGCCTTTTAAGAAATCATTCAGGTTTGGCGGAGAAACTTTTAACTGTTTTGCCAAACTTAACTGGGTCATCTTTTTTTCTTTTAAAAGATGATAAACGGCTTTTCTAAATAAATCGGAGGGATCCATAAAATATACTCTATATTTGGAAATATTTTTTTTCAATTTCCTAAAAAAGGAAACTTATTGCTTGACATTTCCTTTTTTAGGAAACATCATGGCTACTCAGGAGGTGAAAAGTTATGAGATTGAAAAAAGGGACACTTCAAAGGCTGTCAGCCTTAACAGGCATATCGAAACCAAGGTTATGTGATTACACGGCAACTAGAGTTCGGCCAAGACCCAACCGGGCGCGTGAATTAGAGTCAGTTTGCCAGAAACTGGGTATCGACATACCTGCCCACATATGGCTGCTGGGATCATCTTCTGAAATCAAGGGACGGCTGTTTTTAAGTGAAAAGTAAAAAGGTCCGGCATGAGTAACGATGTACAGGAACTGCTGATGGTGAAGATGTCTCTGTCTGCGATCCGCACGCGGGTTAATGAGGAGCTGGACGCATTGGAGTGCCAGATCGCCCGTCTCCTACCGGATGACGTACCCACACGTAAGGTCCCGACCGGGCGTAAGGCCCGCCAGAAGTATTACAAAGAGCGATTGTCTAAATTGTAATTTTTTTTATCAATAATTGGGAGGGGAAAAGCATGGGCAAAAAACCACCGAATGTCCCACCGCTTACAACATGGGAGTTCTTCAGGTTTATCAAAAAGACAATGGGGATGACGTATCTTCAGAATGTCTTCTCCATCGGTTATGGTCAGATACAGCGCTATCAGCGTAATCCTGATGTTGAATATGGCGATAAGTCCTCACGCAATCCTTTGGATCGATATGAGATCCTTCTACGTGATCTTATGGATGACGGCTTGGTTGATGTGGCTCGGGCAGTAGTCTCGCGCCAGGCTCTGATCGTAGGCTGCAGCTTGGCTCCCATCGACTGTCCCACTCCGAACCAACCCACAATTGAGCGGGAGCTGCTGGATAACGAGCAAGTAAAGGCTCGCTATAACGAGGTGCTTTTAGATCCTCAGTCTACCTTGGAGGAGGTGATGTATGCCACGGACAAGCTTATTGATGAAATCCGCCAGGACGTGGTCAAGCTGGCCGAGGAGCGCGGCTGGGAGTTGGATGGTTGCTCTATTTCGAAGCCGAGGGGCTCTGATTAAGAGGCGCCGGCTTCCGGACCGCCGCCCTTTACCCATTAAAAATAAATTCAGATCAACACTCAAAAGCGGCGGGAGAGGGCGGGTCCTTCTGGGGAGTTTGTTCTATGCGGGTCAACGAAGCCCGAATAGTCCGCGATTTTTGCGGCCAAAATTAAATGGCCAATTGGCAATAACTGATGGGCAGCTATGACAGACAATTCCGCGTTGCCTCCCTCTGAAAACCAGGGGGATGAAAAAGAGCCAGTGCCGCCGGCACCGGAAAATTCCGGGGATGATGAAAGTCCGGATCCGGAAAAATCAGGTGAAGCAACGGCCACAGAAAATTCAGCCAATAAAGCTGAGGAAGCTCCTCAGACACCGAAGCCTGGTGATGAGATCACTTCTAATTTTGTGATGGAGTGCCTCCAGGCCGAGCAGCTGGGTGACGGCATGCTTTTCGCCGAGCTTCTTCGGGGCCAGTTTGTTTTCAATAAAATCACCCAGGAGTGGTTGTCCTGGCAAGGCCATCACTGGGAGGTCGACTTGATGGATAAAGCCAAGATGGCTGTTGAAACGGTGGCCCTGCGGTATGGCCAGGAAATGACGCGACTGAGAAAGGAAATCGCCGAGGCCTCTGCTAAAGAGGAAAAGGACCGGGAAAAATTTTTGAAGGATCTAAGGGATTATCTTAATTCGCGGGTCAAGCGTCTTCGAAAAAGTACCGGCCGTATCAATTGCCTGGAGTTTGCTCATACCGGGCCGAACGGATCCAGCCTGGCGATCCGCGGTGATGAACTCGACCAGAATCCGTGGTTGCTGGGAATGAAAAACGGCATCATGGATTTGCGGACCGGGGAACTCAGGCCCGGCCGATACGATGATTGGATATGTAAGGCCTGCAACGTAGAGTGGGATTCCCTGGAGGCTCCACGTCCGACTTGGGAAAATTTTCTGTGGGAGTCACTGGAACATCAGGCAACCATTGATTTTCTTCGGCGCTGGGCCGGTTATTGCCTGACGGCTATGACGACAGAACAAAAATTTTTGATCCTGGCCGGTGAAGGGAGGAACGGCAAGGGCGTGTTTGTTGAAACATTACTTGAAATCATGGGGGAATATGCCGGGCCGATCAAGGTTGAAATGTTACTGGACCAGGGCGCCCGGCAGGGAGCCAACAGCGTCACCCCCGATGTCATGAGTCTCATGGGCCGGCGCCTGGCTGCTGCGAGTGAGTCCGACGAAGGCCGGCGGTTTTCCGCGTCAAAGATTAAGTGGTTTACCGGCGGCGATATGCTGGTCGGTCGTAATCCGTACGACCGGCGGGAGACCAGTTTCCCTCCGACTCACAAACTCATGCTGATGACCAACAACGATCCCCAGGCGCCGGCAGATGACCGTGCCTTCTGGGATCGAGTTTTGAAGGTCGACTGGAAATATAAATTCCTGGATACCCCACGTCATGACGATGAAAAGCAGCGTGATCCCCGGCTTCGGGAAAAATTGCGCGAGGAATTGCCGGGGATTATGGCTTGGGTTGTACAGGGTTGTCTGGAATGGCAACACCAGGGACTGGATCCACCTGGCTGCGTCCTGGAGGCTGTCACCGGTTACCAGCGTGAACAGGATATTATTCAGGATTTCATTGACGGCCGGTGTTATGTGAACCTGGACGATCAGTCGCTGACGACATCGGGCGGGGATCTCTACGCTGCATTTAAAGACTGGTTCATGGAATATCACAATAAAGCCCGGGCACCATCGATTACCTGGTTCGGCCGACGCATGGCCAAAAAATTCAAAAAGAGCAAAGGTGCCGTGGTTCAGTACCACGGTGTAGGGCTTTTATCGGCCGTTTTGGGTGAATCGACCTGAAACTGTCACAAACTGTCAGGGAAAATGAAACCAATAATATATCAGAGTGTTACAGTGGCAAAAGGCCAAAAATCAAAGCCAGTTTGTGATAGTTTGGGCCTAAAAACAAATCTTTTCTATTTTTTATTATTTTCTCTTTTTCTTCTATTTTTTTATAAAAACTATCTTTACTATCTAAAAAAAGAAAATAATAAATATAAATATATAATATATAAAGAAAATCCTTCCAGAGGGTTTATGCCTCAAACCCTCTTAAAACTATCACTCAACTATCACAAATCCTGTTTTGTAGAACACCGGAGGTGCGCATTATGATCCTGACGCTTCTGGCTGAGCACGGGTGTACTCCGAAAAAAGTCGCTGCGACCAAGGGCGGTGAATATGCCGGGGCCTGTCCCAGGTGCAGTGGTAAGGACCGATTTCGATGCTGGCCGGCCCAGAGTAACGGGGAGGGGACCTGGTTTTGTCGAGGGTGTGATAAGGGCGGTGACGCGATCGCTTTTCTGATGGAGTTCGCGGGGATGGATTTTCGGGAAGCAGCTGCCAGGGTTGGCCGTGATGTCGGCGATTATGTCCGGCCGGCTGTTCGTACTCCACGTCCACCGAAGGCCTCCTCTCCACCGGAACTTTCTTCAAGTGAAGTTACGGATCCGGCTGAACTGTGGCGGCAAAAAGCCGGGAAGCTTGTCGACCATGCGCATCAGGCCCTGCTGAATAATGCAGACCAGATGGCCTGGCTGAAAAAGCGGGGTATTTCCGATATCACTGTCCACTGGTTCAAACTTGGATGGGTTGAGGGAAAAGACGGCGGGGATCTGTTTCGGCCACGTGAGTCCTGGGGGCTGCCGACGATCGTTAAGGAAAACGGCCGAAAAAAAATGCTGTGGATTCCGCGTGGCCTGGTGATCCCGAAGTTTTCAAGATCCGGTGAACCAGACCGGATCCGGATCCGCCGGCCGGAAGGTGAACCTCGCTATTTCATCATGCCCGGCGGTGCGGTAGATCCACAGCCGATGTTGTATATCCCATCCACCTGGCCCGGGCCGCACACGGCTCTAGTGATCGTCGAGACCGAGCTGGACGCAATGCTGATCGCGCAGGAAGCCAGGGATCTCGTGTCTGTCCTGGCGATCGGTAGTGCCCTATCTAAACCGAAAGACCCGGAGGCCGTGGCCCTGGTGAAACGTGCCGCATGGATCGGCCTTGCTCAGGACCGGGACCGGGCCGGTGAACAGGCCGTGGCCTGGTGGAAAAGTGTGTATCCGGATTCAAAGGATATTCGACCAGAGGGAGTTAAGGATCCGGGAGATTTGGCCAAGGCTGGTGGCAGTATCCGGGAATGGATTCTGGGAGCCCTTCCACCGGCCTGGCGGGTTGGCTTGAAACAACAAAAAGAAAAAAGCGCGAAAAATTCTTATGCCGCAGCGCGTGGTGTGTCTGTATCAGTCAACCGGTTAAAGCAGCTGCTCGACCAGGTTGATCATCTGGTGATGATGGTGCGGGCGGAGAATGAGACGGATTTGTACGGGCTGGATGATACCGGGAAAAGGGATGGGGCCTGGGAGAATCATCCTGCTGCACGTGAGCTGATTGAGCTTTTTATCCGGGATGATGAGGTGGGCGCCTATCTGTCTCGGCATCCTGCCCGGGCGGATGGTATCTGCCGGGATAATTATTGGGAGGGGTTGAGCTAAATGGGTTGTTTCCAGGTTGAGTTAAAAAAGATTTCAGAGATTATCCCCTACGCACTGAACGCGAAAAAACACCCGGATCAGCAGGTTGAAGATATCGCGGCCAGCATCAAAGATTTCGGATTTAATGTTCCGGTTCTGCTGGACAAACAAAGCGTAATACTCGCAGGGAAAGGTCGTTATCTTGCCGCACAGAAGCTCGGGCTGGATGAGGTGCCGGTGATTTATTTGAGGCACCTGACGCCAGAACAGGAGCGGAAATTTCGCCTGTCAGACAACAAGGTGGCCGAAAGCAAATGGGATGAAGTGCTGCTGATAAAAGACCTGACGTCTCTGAAGGAGACCGGTTGCAGCGTGCTGGATATCCCAGGTTTCTCTGAGGCGGAAATCGACAAACTACTCAGAGGCCTCCAGGATCAAAAGGGTTTGGCTGATCCGGACAGCGTTCCTGATGTGCGGGAAGATCATGACATCATGCCCGGGGATATGTTTGATCTTGGTGGTCATAGATTGCTCTGTGGCGATTCCCGGTCGGTGGACGATGTCCAGGCTTTACTGGCCGGCAAGGAGTGCGCCATGTGCTTTACAGATCCGCCATATAACGTCAACTACCAGGGCGGGAAAAATAAAAAGCGTGAAAAGATCAAAAACGACAAGATGTCGCCAAAAGATTTCTACCAGTTCATGAACGCTGTTTATAAATGCATTGCGCTGGCACTCTCTGCCGGCGGCGCTTTTTATATCTGCCATGCTGACACCATGTGGAAACAATTCCGGGAGCCACTGGAGAAACATAATCTGATCCTTCGACAATGCCTTGTCTGGATTAAGTCTCAGTTTGTCCTTTCCCGGGCTGATTATCATTACCGCCATGAGCCGATCCTTTACGGCAACAAAAAAGGCACGCATTTCTGGAACGGCGACCGGGATAAAAATTCGGTCCTGTTTCATCAGAACCCGGCCATAACCGTCCAGGAAAACGGTGCCGGCAAGACGCTGTACATCAACACCAGCGAAGCATCGATTATTATCGAGGTTTCGGATTTTAAAATCACATATCAGGATGACGGCCTGGAGTCTGCCTGGTTTTTTGCAAAGCCGATCACGTCTGATGAGCATCCGACCATGAAACCCGTTGAACTGGTCAAGCGGGCCGTCAGAAATTCATCGGCAATAAACGATTTTGTTTTTGATCCATTCCTTGGCAGCGGGACAACGTTGATCGCCTGTGAGGACTTGGGACGGAAATGCTACGGGATAGAACTGTCGCCGGACTATTGCGATGTGATTATCCGGAGGTGGGAAGAATATACGGGAGCCAAGGCGGAACTGATTTTTTCTAAAGAGCGGAATGGTGTGGCTGAATGAGTAACGATCTGGAGAAGTTTTTAAGAGTAGCGAGCGATGAAGAGTCTGTTGAACTGCAGATATTTCACAACGCGGTGATTAAAAACATGAAGGTTTACCAGGAGTCTCCTACAAAAAAGAACAGGGACAATCTGGATGCGGCGCGGGAGAGTCTTGCTCAAAAAAAAGAGGAGTTGATGAACAAATATTTTGATAACACCGGCGCCGATCCTTGGCAGGGAGCGCCGGAAGTGTTTGTCAATATATCGGCGGTGGCAAAGTTTGTGTCCGGCCGGTTCAAGACGTCCGGCAATAAGACGTTATCTGAGCGTACCGTGCGCGGACATCTCCAGGGCCGTGGCAAAAAAGGAAAGCTTCTTTTTCCCCGGCCGGAAGGTGGCTATGCCTTGGCAGATGTCCAGGATTATGCTGGCCGCATGGGGTTTGTTGCGCTGAATGCAGATCCCAACGCTGACGATAAGGATGTTTCCAGACGGTCACTTGAGCTCATAAATGCCCAGGAGGAAAAAAAGCTGGAGAAGCTGGCCCTGCAGAACAGGCGCCTGGAATTTGAGCTGGCTGAAAAAGAAAAAGCGTTTGTCCGCCTGGATGATCTGGATGCTGAACTGGCTGCCCGTGGTCTGGCCTTACGGCATTTTTTGGAGCGGTATTTTGATGATCATATCAACACCGTCCTGGAAATGGACCGGCCCGGTGCGCTGCAACTGCTGATGGACGCGGTTAACCAGGCATTAAACGACTATGTGTCTCTGGACGCGTTTTACGTGCTGCGTCCGGAAAAGGAGGGGAAGTGAGTCTTGAGGATATGGAACGGCAGATTGATCGGTTTTTAACGGTCTGGTTCCCCTGGGTATCAGGCGTAGCGTGCGCGGTGGCGGCGTTGTATTTCGGGGTGCATATCGTCATCTGGGCGGTTTTACGGGGGTGCCAGGTATGACGTGTGATGTCTGCGGAAGTAACCAGGTGGAGGATCTGCGGAATGGTGATGATGAAGCGCCGGTGTTTTGCTGCTGTCATGATTGCGGCGCGCATTATTATCGCGGCCAGTGGTGGGCCAGAAACGAGTGGGACGGCTGGACGCACAACAAGGATTAAAGTCATGAAAGTGGATTTTTTAGTTGAGGCGGTTTTTTCATCGGAAAAAATGGATGTCCGTAAGGTCGGGGTGATGGGCGCTCATGGCACAGGCAAGACGACAATGGCCCGGGCGGCTGCTAAAGAGATGATGAATTATTATCCGCGTACGGCCCTGGTCCAGGAGCAGGCCCGGGAATGTCCCTACTCGATAAACAGGAATATGTCCATGATCAGCCAGCGGTGGTTGTTCGGTCGCCAGATCGTGTCCGAGCACGTGGCGGCGCGGGATGCCGAGATATTGGTTTGCGATCGCACGATTCTGGATTCCATTGTGTATTCCACCTGGCTGGAGGAACACGGCCGCAATGAAATCACGCCGTTTCTAAATGCTGTCATGCCTTTTGCCCTGCAATACATGGAATCATATTCCGGCCTGGTGTGGTGCCGGCCGAACGGATCACCGCCGGCTGACGATGGTTTCCGGGATACGGATCCGGATTTTCAGCATGAGATCGACGCCATCTTTGAACGGTTCGTGATCGGGTATGGATTACCGGTATTGGTAACCCAGAAGGAGATGACGGTATGAAAATTCTATGTTTCAGTGACGCACATTTATTGCCGACAGATCTGGTTGCTGAGGATGATAAGTTGGCTGATCTGTTGGAAAGGGCTTTGTCTGATTTCGATATGGTTGTGGTTGTCGGTGATTTACTGGAGATGTATGCAGCCAAGGGGAGGCAAAAAGCTCATTTTAAACGAATTATGGCCAGGTATCCCAGGACTTTTTCTGCGTTGCGTCACAAGAATGTTAAGCTGGTTAAAGGCAATCATGATGACGGATGCCTCGCTTTTCTTTCCTGCCATATCCCGGTTAATAAGCTGATTATCGACGGGTATATGTTCATGCACGGACATCAGGCGGACGTCATGTATTCATCTGGTATGATGGAGTCCGTCTCGGAGTTTATCGTCAAACGCGTCTTCTGGCTGGAATCCTTTTTTAGCCGATTTACTGGTTTCCGAATCACTGAGCGATTCGTTGAGGGCCAACGAAAAAAACGCGTGGGCGCTGATAGCCAGCGTAAATACGCTGAGGTTTTCTTAAGGGCCAACCCGAAATTAAAGGGGATTGTCATGGGGCACACCCATATCCCCTTGGTGGAGTTTTATGGCCGGCAGGTTTACCTGAACACTGGCGCCTATATCGATGGTGACGCATTCCTGCTGAATACAACCACCGGAGCAGTAGAAATAGCGTGGGAGGATTCTAATGATGCCTAATAGAAAAACTTATGGTAAAAGCGCGCGCAATCAGCAACACATTGAGCTGTATTTTTCAGCCATCGATGAGACCGATAAGGGCCTGCGGGTCTCGGACGGTGTCCATCGGGTCTGGTTGCCAAAATCACAGATAACCGTCAACCGGTTTCGGGGTCCGCAAAAGTCAGCGGTGATTGTATCCATGCCGTTGTGGCTGGCAAAAAAAACGGGGTGTGTTGAATAGTGGCTAACCACCTGAAAATAACAATCCCGGTGTCGCCGGCGGTCCCGTGGCTTTCACGGGCCATCATAGACCAGCTGGCCGATCGGGAATTTAAACCACTGCCTGGAGAGCGCAAGGCCCTGAGAAAGCCGAGGCGGATCCGGCCGTCCAAGTGGGCAGAGCGGTACCGGATACTTCCACCAAAGGTCTCAGCTTTGCCCGGGCGGTGGCGTAACTCTGTGACGCCATATTTGGCAGGTATTATGGACTCAGCAGCCCTGCCTTTTATCCGAGATGTAAATATTTGCAAATCTCCACAGGCGGGTGTCACCGAAGCTGTACATAATTTCGTCGGCAGTAGCATTGACCAGGATCCCGGGCCGGTCTTGTATGTTTTCCCAGATGAGGATATGGGCCGGGAAAACATGAAGGACCGGATCGAGCCCATGGTGTCTGCCACACCTCACTTGCGGAAATATCTGTCCGGGTCAGCCCATGACAGCGCGTCTGTCCGCCTGGATCTGAGACATGTCAACATCTATGTCGCATGGGCCAGGTCGGCATCCAAGCTGGGGAATAAACCCATCCGTTATGTATCCATGGATGAGGTGGATAAATATCCGGATACGGCCGGGCGTAGAGAGTCTTCCCCGATCGCTTTGTCAGAGGCCCGGACGATCTGGTTTTCAAAAAATTGTAAAAGGTTCAAATATTCCACGCCGACAATTGAGCAGGGTAACATCTGGCAGGCCCTGCTGGACGCCGAGATGGTTTTTGTGTTTGAGGTCCGGTGTCCTGTCTGTGGTGTCAGGCAGGTGATGGTGTTTGATCAGATCAAGTGGGAGGGTGGTTCATCGGTGGATCCGAATGCAGTGGAATCCTGGTATGAATGCATTGACTGCCATGTGACCTGGGATGATGATGCGCGCAATCGGGCCGTCTCTCGCGGCGTGTGGCGGGAGCTGATCGTTCCGGAAAACAAAACCATGGCCGATGCCATCCGGAATCCCAAGACCGTAGGCCGTCAGTTGTTTTACGCTTTGAAGAAAGACCGGCCGGAAAATATCGGTTTCCATCTGCCGGCCTGGTTATCCCGCTTTGTCCCTTTGTCCGATTGTGTGGCCGCGTTTATCCGTGGTCAGCGAAGCAAGGTTGCCCTGCGGAACTTCATGAACAATATCAAGGCAGAGCCGTGGGTGGAGTACGATGTCGATCGGGAAACAGATCTGATTCTAGCCCTGAAAGATGCCAGGCCGGCCGGTCTGGTCCCTGGAGACAACCAGGTGGCTGCCCTGCTGGGTGAGATCGACACCCAGGATGACGGATTCTGGTACGAGATTCGAGCCTTTGGTTTTGGCTTTGCGGCCGAGTCCTGGCAGATCCGGGCCGGGTTTATCGCAGCTGATTGGACCCGGGTAAACCGAAAAAACTTGGCCGGCAGGCAGTGGCGGTATCACCCAGCCTTTGATACCTTGAGAAAAGTCCTCTGGGAAGATGTATACCGAGATCCGGATGGCAAGACCTATCCTGTTTATTTTTCCGGCATCGATGCCATGGGGCATCATACCTCTGAGGTCTATGATTTCTGCCGGGCACACCGGGGGAAGATTGCGCCTATCCAGGGCATGAATACCCGCAGCAACACGCCGTATAAATGGAAAAAGATCGATTATTATCCCGGTACCAACAAACCGATTCCGGGCGGCATTAAGCTGCTGCAGTTGGATGTCCATCACTATAAGGACGAATTGTCCGGAAAGCTCCAAGTGGCTCCGCTGGACCCTGGGGCCTGGCACATGAACCGGGACACCATCGATGCCTGGGCGGAGCAGTTGTGTGTGGAGTACCTGGATGAAAAAACAAACCGATGGGAGTGCCCGTCCGGCAAGGCCAACCATGCCTGGGACTGCAGCGTCTATGGCCTGGCCCTGGCGGATGTGGTCGGCATAAAACACTGGCCGGAACCTGGTGATGAGCAGCCTGTCATAGGCAAAACAAAACTACTTCAATCCCGCCGGGATGAACGTGTACCCGTCTTCTTCCTGAATTTTCTTCCA